GGCGGCCACCAGCAGGATGGCCAGGGCCGGGAACCACCAGGCGGTGAGGATGGCGCGGAGGCGGGTCACGGCGTGACCGTGGTCGTGGTCTTGGTCTCGACGCTACCTGGGGGCGGTGGCGCCGGCGGGTCTCCCGGCTTGGAGTTGGTCAGGAGCGCCGCCTTGGCGCCCTCGACGCCCCCGCCGGCCGCCAGGGCCTCGACGCTGGCCTTCCCGGCCAGCGCACCCACCACGCCTACGATCGCCAGCGAGAAGGCGCCGTAGGCCGCGCCGCGCTGCTCGACGGCGAGAAGGAAGAGGCCCGCGACCAGGCAGGCCATGGCGAAGAGCACGCCGATGAGGGTCCGGTTGCCGTTGACGTTCATGCGACGTTGCCTCCGTCTTCGAGGATGGGCGGGAAGGTGGCGGGGTAGAGCCGGCGCAGCCCGTCGCGCATGGCCAGCACGTCGCGGCCGTAGTCCTTGCCCGTGGTCACGTCGTTGGGGCTCTTGCCGTTCCTGAGCGCCCACTGGACCGCGGAGAGCGCCGAGTTGTAGCGGCAGACCACCGCCTCTTCCCAGGCGCCCTGTGAGAGCGAGTCCTTGAACTCGACCAGCTCGTGGCGCGCCGTGGCCAGCACCTGGCACGCGGCCTGAACCTGGATGAAGGGCGGCCAGTCGACGCCGGGCTCGGGGATGAGGTGCTTGAACGGGCCGCGGTCATCGATCTGGAAGAGGCCGCGCCCGTGCCCGCCGTCGCCGGTGCCGTTGTGGTCGCCGCGCGGGGAGAGCGACCGGCCCAGGTTCGACTCCCGGATGCCGATGGCCACGACCAGGGCGGCGTCCTCGTACGGCTCGCGCGAGAGGCACGCGAGCGCGATGTCCTCGACGTAGGGTCGCCAGCAGGGCTCAGCCAGACGGGGGTCCGGGATCACTCCCCCCGGTGGCCCGGAACACCCTTGCCGGTCAACCTCTCGGCGGCCTACCCTGCCGGCGTGGCCGTCGCCTTCTGCCCCGCCTGCCGGGAGCCTCTCCACGAGCCCGGCGCCCTCCGGTGCCGAGCCTGCGGCGCGGACGCCCGCGGCGCGCCGGCCGAGGTCGGGGTGAGCGTGCGGCTCGACCGGATCCTCTCCCCGGAGACGCTGGAGGCGCTCGACCGGTTCGGCGAGCTGCAGGAGGCGGCGCCGACCGTGGCCGAGTGGTATCGGACCGCGACGGACGCCGAGCGGAAGGTCGTCGAGCTGCTGCTGGCGGAGCTGCGGAGGCTGCGGCGTCCTGGGCCTTGACGGATCGATCACAAGGCCCCACCCTGAGTCCATGCGCTATGTTCTCCTGCTGGCGATGATCGGGCTGATGGGTGCCGCTCCTGGCGGGTGCGGAGGAAGTGAACCAGCCGCGGTGCAGGCGCCCGAAGCCTACGTCTGCGCAGACCCGTGCCCGGGGGCGACGGTCGTGGCGACGATGACGAACGGGCAGTTGTTCTGCCTGATGGCGCGTTCGTCGGGCGGCCAGCCCTGCTCCTTCGTGATGAGCTGGCCCAAGACGCCGGACGAGTGCGTCGCCACGGCCGCCTACTGGGTCGACCACCACCTCGACTACTGCTGGTAATTCGCTAGGCGAGCGTGAAGGTCGCGCCGTTGAGGCGCACCTTGAGGTGCCACACGCCGCCGACGTTCTCCACCCAGAGATCGCCGTTGTAGGGTGCGGTTGGAGTCGCAGCCAGCGGAGTTAGATTGATGTTTCCGCAGGCCGGGGCGCTGGTGTTGCCGGGCTGGAACTGTCCACCGACCCCGGCAGCGCCCCCGCCGAGCCCTACGACGCCGACCCCAGCCGAGGTGCCGCCGATCCCTGTCACGCCCGCGAAGGAACCCCCACCCGTCCCCATCACACCAACGCCGGAGCTTGTCGATGTCGCCTGGACGCCACCGCCGACGCCGGATGCCGACACGCCCACGCCGCTGGGTCCGCTGGTGAACGTCCCGCCGTTGCCGGAGGCGGAACCACCTTGGCCGGTCACACCTGGGCCAGTGGCCCCGCCGGTCCCGGCGATACCGGCCCCGGTGCCAGTCCCCTGCCCCGTGACACCCTTGCCGTTGGGGGCTCCGCCTGTGCCAGATGCGCCGGATCCACTCGAAGCGCCGCCCGTCCCGGCTACGCCGGTGCCGGCCGTGGCTCCGCCAGTGCCCGCGACGCCCGGACCCGCGCCGGCGCCGGTCGCCTGCAGACCCGCCACGAAGGAGGCCAGCGCGGAGAAGGTCTGGGCCAGCACCCACGTATTCGACTCGCCCTTCCGCCCGGCATTCTGGCGGATGAACTCCATCTGGTCGGCCAGCTTCGAGAGCGCCGTGTTGACGCTCGCCACGTTGAGCGTGTCGAGGTCGGCCGGCTCGGTGATCGCGAAGGCCGCGCCCCATGAACCGCCGCCCGAATTGCCGTTGTAGTTGGTGCTCATGTTGCTCTCCTTAGCCCACGGGGGGCGTCCAGTTGGTGTTGGTGCCCTGGCCCCACTTCAGCGAAGCGCCGGCCCAGGTGAGACCGCCAGAGCCCCAGAGGTTGCCGTCCTGCACGACGATCTTCACGCACCGGGCGTGCGCTGGCTTCCACGAGGCGACCATCGCCGCGAAGGTCTTCTGCTCGTTCGTCCCGTCCGCCAGAGCCACGCCTCCCCAGCGCGCAGGCCAAGGCTTGGGGATGACGATGCCGAAGTCGCTCCAGAGCTCGGACGGCGTCCCGCCGAGGTGCATCGGCGGCGTCAGGCTCTGCACCACCAGCGCCCCGCCCGAGTCGAGCTGGAACTGCTGGGCGCTCCCCTGCGTCTGGATAACCGGGCCGGGATAGCCGGCCGTCACCAGCGCGCGCAGCAGGCCGTAGGCCGTGCCGCCGTACTGCCAGAGGTCCCACGCCGCGAGGATGCGCGCCCGGAAGTCGGCCTCGGTCTCGGTGACGCCGCGCACGAGCTGGCGCTCCGCCCCGATGAGCGGTAACGCGTCCGACGGCGCCACGTCGGCGCAGCGGGCCTTCACGGCCTGCTTCGTCAGCTCGGTGAGCCAGTCCTTCTGGTCACCGAAGGCGCCGAGCCAGGCCTTGCCGGCCGGCCGGGAGAGCCACGCCGGCGCCAGTCCGTCGACCGGGTCGACCCCGGGCGTCGGCGGCTGCGTCTCGAAGTCGCGGTAGAGCCCCATGGCTTAGACCCCGGTGTAGGTGCGCGTCCCGGCCAGCGTGGCGACCTGGGCGGTGGTGAGCGCCACGTCGGCGACCGGCGCCGAGATGGAGACGTTGCGGACGCCCTTCACGCTCTGCAGCGCGTCCACGATCTGGGAGAGGTAGAGCGTCCCGCCGATAGGCACCGCGGCGATGAGCTTCGAGAGCGCGGCCTCGCAGAGCGCCTGGCTGGCGGTCAGGTAGGCCGAGTAGATGTTGACCGTGGCGGTGATGGTGATCGCCGTAGCCGTCGCCGAGATGGCGTTGAGGGTCGAGCCGAGCGGCTGCTTGGGGGTGACGTAGGCCGCCACCACCGAGATAGCCCCGCCGGAGACCCCGCCGGCCGTCCCGCCGAGGTAGAGGTCCACCTGACCGCCGGTCGTACCGCTGGCCACCACCTTCGTCCTGGTGACCTCGGCCGAGGCGGTGCGCGCCCACACGTCGTAGGCCGCCGACGGCGAGCCGGTGCCGAGCGCGGCCCACCGGCCGATGCACCTGGTGGCCAGCGCCTGGTCGCCCTCCTCGTCGACGCCCGACGTGGTGAACGAGTTGGGTCCCGGGTTGCTCACGGTGACGCCGGGCAGCGAGGTCTCCAGCATCACGATCGAGGAGTCGCCGGAGTTCCAGGCCGCGCCCGGGCTCTCCGCCTGAAAGGCGAGGTCGAGCGTCCCGCCGAGCGCCAGCGTCCCGGCCACGGTGTTGGTGAAGCGCTTCCCGCTGGCTGTCGAGACCCAGAGCTGGCCGTCGGTGATCGGGAACGGTCCGGCGCTGCCGGCGTCGGTGAGGCGCACGGTGACGAGCGCCGCGACGGCGTCCTGCCGGGCCAGCCCATAGACGGAGGCGGCGATGAGGGTGAGCCAGGACCCGCTGGCGCCGGTCACGCCCGGCTGGTCGGTGACGAGCCCGCCCTTGGCGATCGCGGCCACCATCGCGGTCAGGTCGGCGAGCGCCTGGGCGTCAATCTCGACCAGGGTCCGGGGCACGGAGCCGGCCTGCCAGGCGCCCACGGTCGCGCTGGGCTGCGTGAGCGAGAAGGTGAAGGTGTCGGAGGCGATGAAGCTCGTCCCACCGCCAGATGGCCCAGCCGCGAACTGCAGGGTGACGCTGTAGCCGGCGAGGTCGTAGGTGCCGCTCACGGGCGAGGTGATGGTCGCGCCGTAGGTCGCCCCGCCGTCCAGCGAGAGCTGGAAGGTCATGGTGCCCAGCTCGCCGCCGGTGATGACCAGGATGGCGAGGTCGGCCGCGGCCGACGGCGCGCCGGTGAGCGTCAGCGAGCCGGTGCCGGTGCCGTTCTTGGTGACGACCCCGCGGCCCTGGAGAGCGTCGATGAGCTGCTGCCGCATCTCGGCGATGGTCTTCGGTGCGGTGAGCTGGGCGAGCGAGAGGGACATGGTCTACCCCAGGGAGAGGAGGTCGATGCTGAGCGCCGAGACGGCGACGAGGAGCTGGAACGGCGGCGCGATGCCGTCGGCGGGGGTCAGGGAGATGGTGAGGCGCAGCGAGCTGGTGGCGGCCACCCAGCTCACGGCCACCTCGGCGGAGAGGATCCGCTCGTCGGAGAGGCACTCGCCGGTGACCAGGCTGGCCAGCTCCTCGATGCGACTTGGGCCGATCGACTCATTGATCCAGGAGCGGATCCCGATGCCGTAGTCGGTGTCGTAGACGAGGGTCCCGCGGTCGGTCTCGAGGCGGCGCATGACGGCTTCGGCGAGCACCCGCTGCCCGGAGATCGGGGCAAACGAGAGGTCGAGGTCCGGGTACGTCGAGACGTCGGTGCCGAAGTCGGTGGCCATGGTCAGTACCAGATGCAGTAGGAGCCGATTTGAGCCGTGTTGGCCCCCGCGGCAGAGGGGGCCATGTAGACCGAGATAGTGCCGCTCGCGTTCATCACCCCGGTCCCGTCGATCTCGTCGTCAATGACCCCGGCCAGCGTTCCGGTAGTCATGGCGGTCGAACATCCGGCGGCGCAGTTGGTGGTCATGGCTACAGCGGACTTGGTCTCGGTTCGGGTAGTGGCAGCCAGCCCGATCCGGTACGTAGCCGAGATGCGAGTCACGCTGCCCGCGCTCGCTGCGACACCGTAGCGGGGTCCGTTAGTGGTGGAGGGCCGGTTTGTTGAGATGATGCAGCGGAACGAGAACGGCGCCGCCGCCGCGTAGGTCGGACTCGTCATCGGGACGCCCGCCGTGCCGATGATGCCCGTGGTGTTTGCCGTCGCGGAGCTGGCCCACGCTGCGGTGGGGCGGGTGAGAGTACCGGCGCCTGCAGGCGTGGCCCATGTGTTGTCGCCCCGGTAGTAGGTGGTGGCAGAGGGCGTCCCGGTCGCGGAGTGGTTCGCGACGCTCACCACCGCGCCGTTGATTGCGTTGGCGCTCGCCGCCGCATCGCCCACGGGGAGGTACGGGAGCGCGGGGATCTGGCCCGTCGAGGCGGTGCCACTGATGTTGGTGAAGGAGGGCTGCGCCCAGGTGTTGCCGTTCGCCCAGAACTGATTGGCTGCGCCAGCGGTCGAGAGCGCCGCCACGGTGCCGCTCGCGTTGCCCGTTCCACCGTTGAGTACCGGCAGGATACCGGCCACCTCGTCGGTCAACCCGACCGCGCTCCACGTTGGGGCTCCTGCGCTGTTGCTGTGAAGGACCATGCCTGTGACCCCGAGCGCCGTGCTGCCGAGCGTGCTCGGGGTGTTGAAGTAGGGGATGCCATTTGTGGCGATCACCCCTCCGGTGATGATGGAAGCCGCATCCGGCAGGCTCCACACCGTCGACTTGCAGATCCAGACCGAGTTATCCACGGTCGAGTTTGAGTTGGTGATCATCTTGCCGGGGGGAGAGCAGGCCCCTCCCAGTATCTCGCCGGTCGTCGGCAGAACCGTGGTGGTGGACCCGGCGGTAGTGGCTGCGGCGCTGCTCCAGATCGTTCCGTTGCAGTAGAGCCACTTCTGGTTGGGCGGTGTCCCGAGAATGTCGAGTCCGAAGTACCCCGAAAGCCCGACGCAGGATCCTCCAGCGGAAGCCAGCGTCGGCATGAACCCAGCTGAAGTGGCGTTGCCGTAGAGACTCCCGTAGAACCCAAGGGCCGCCGTCACCGTCCCGGTAGTCGCCAAGGCGTTGGTGGCCGAGACGAAGGTCAGCGCACTCGACCCGCCGAACGCCCCCGAGTTGTTGAACTGGACCATCGTATTGGTCCCGGCCGGCGAGCCCCCGCCGCCCGCAGGCGTGCTCCAAGTGTTGTCCCCGCGCAGGTACGTCGTCGCAGAGGGCGTGCCGGTCGCGGAGTGGTTCGCGACGCTCACCACCGCGCCGTTGATTGCGTTGGCGCTGGCCGCCGTGGTGGCCGTAGTGGCATTGCCGGTGAGCGGGCCAACGAAGGAGGTGGCAGTCAGGTTGCCGAGATAGTCGAGCCGCAAAGCGTAGCTGGACAACGCGGCGTCCTTGAATACCGTCCAGATGTCGCCCGCCGCGTGAGTTGAAACCGGGGAGAAGATCAGCCCACCCCCCGCTGCGCCTCCGGGCGGCCCGATGACGACATGCGAAGCTACATCGATCCTTCCGGCGGGGTGCGAAGACGTGGAGGAGCGATCCCAAGAAAGCCCCGCGGACCCAGACAGCGTCCCGCCCTGATTGTACTGGAACTGGAGCGTGTTCCCACCGGCTGCCGCTGCGCCAGCGGCAGCCCATGTCGGAGCCGCAGCTCCGTTGCTGGTGAGCACCTGCCCACTCGTCCCGGCTGCGGTGACAGCGAGAACTGTGCCATTTGCGTATACCGCGCCACCCGCAGTAGGGGTGGGCGAGTCACCCGTTCCACCATTGGCAACGGGCAGAGTGCCGGTCACATTTGAGGTCAGGCTCACAACGGCGCCTGCGACGGCATTGGCGCTAGCGGCTGTAGCCGCGCCACCGGTTACATCACTGGGCTGGGAGCACTGAAGTTGGCCCAGCACGTTGAATCCACGCGCCACCTGCGGGGACGGGCAGATCATGACGGTGCCGGTCCCCATCACCGCACCGAGGGTGGTCGCTGTTGGCGGGACCGGGTTCCATGAGTCCGACGAGCAGGAGTAAGCCGCCCCGTTGCTGGTGAGGTGCTGGCCCGCCGAGCAGGTGAGCGCCCCAGCGCCCGTACCGCCATTCGCCTGCGGCAGCGTCCCGGAGAGCGAGTGCGTGTGGTCCGCGCGGCAAACCGCCAGCGAGCTGCCCTCCGCGGCCGTGACCCCCGAGACGTTCACCACGCCCGGCGCCGCCGTGCGGACCTGCTGCGTCGAGATCCCCGTGGTCGCCCCGGTGAGCACCGCCACCACCAGCACGCCCAGCGCCACGCCGAGGGTCTTACCTGCGATAGTCCGCATAGAGCCAGTCTCCTGTCTGGGGCACCATCACCATCGTGATCGCCGTGCCAGTGATCGAGTAGTCGGTCGTCGGTCGCAGCCGGACGCCGTTGAGGTAGAGGTGCACCGAGCCGGCCGTCGGCGCGTTGGCCAGCGTGAAGGCGGTATTGCTCCCGTTGATGGTGCCGCTCGGGATCTCGTTGTCGACGAAGACCACCGACCCGCCGCCGCCGGCGATGGTGATGGTGGCCACCCCGCCCGCTACCGTGGCGGTGACCCCGGCGCCGACGAAGTTGAGCGTGCCTGCGGCGCCCTGGTTGACCCCCTCGTCCTGGACGCTCGGCGACCCGCCACCGCCCCAGCCGGCGTTCCCGACGTTGGCGATCGCCGTCGCCCAGTCGAAGCACATGGCCTTCGCCGCGGCGATGGCGGCCGTGGACGCGCCCAGCCCAGCCGCGGTGTCGGCCAGCCAGATGGCGTAGATGGCCCCGGAGAGCCCCGTCGTGCAGCCGGCGTCGCCCGCGGAGATCGCCATGGCCTACCCCAGCACCGTGACGTTGCCGGGTCCGACGATGGTCCCAGCGAAGGGGCCGGCCTGGACCGGGTCGGTCGCCCGGGCGATGGGCAGCAGGCCGCCGTTGAGCGTCACCAGCGTGGCGCTCACCTCGAGCTTCAGCACCGAGGCGCTCTCCCAGAGCTCGGCCTCCGGCTTCGACGGGTCACCGCCGGCGAAGCCGACGAGCACCCGCGCGCCGGGCGCGACGGTAGCCTTCATCCCGGGCACCCCGTAGCGGATCGGCACCGCGCTCATCCCCGGCAGCCTCTTGTCGTCTGGCACGAGCTCGAGCGCGCCGGTGGCCATGTTCTGCGCCACCACCTTGGCCGGGTACCTGGCGAGGTAGTCGAGCCGGCTGAAGAGCGACCGCACCCAGGCTGCCAGCGCCCCCTTGACCCGGTCCGACCCGCCCACCACCTGGTCCTCGAACCAGACCAGGTGGCGGAGCTGGTGCGGGTCGACGTGGTGCTCGACGTAGGAGACCCGGCGACCGAGGAAGGTCTGGCCGGGGCCGATGGCTGGGTCGTCGGCCGCCAACTCGATGCGCCCGAGCTGCGGCTCCTGGTTGGTCAGGTCGTAGTCGACCACCTTGGACGCCGCCCAGCTCTCCAGGCCCACCCAGACCGTCCCGTCGGCCAGCACGCGCCAGGTCGGCCCGCCCGCGGCCGAGGCCACCAGGGAGGCCAGCGCGGCCGCTGCCGGCTGCGCCACGGCCTGCCAGAAGGCCAGGGTGGTGCCGAGGGCCGCCGGGTCGGAGCTGGGCGCCAGCGTCTCGCCCGCGGCCGCCAGGGCGTCGAGGAGGGGCTGCCGGAGCGGCACCCCCCGGTAGGCCTTCGGCCCGAAGGCCTTCGACAGCCCGCCCGCCCCGCCCACCACCCGCACGTGGACGGCGTCCTGGTAGGCGCCCACGCGGCGCGCTGTGCCGATGAAGCGCTGGCTGCCCGTCCCGAGGGCGATCGTCACCCTCCCCGTCAGCGCGGCCGGGTCGGCGACGTCCACGCGCAGGTCGGCCCACCAGGCGCCGTGGCGGGGCCTGGCGATGGTCCCCGAGACGACCGGGTAGCCGTTGGCGGTGCAGTAGGCCCCGCTCATGGCCCGGGCGCCTTCTTGCTGGGCGGCACCGGGGTGGGACCGGTCTTCTCGTTGAAGACGCTCTTGACGTTGGTGTTGATGGCCGCTTTCGGCGTGACGATGCCGGCCTTCGACACGGGCAGGAACTCCACGAACTTGAGGATCGCCTCGCCGAGCCCGCCCGCCTGGACTCTCACCAGGCCCACGTTCTTCACGTACAAGGACTTGATGCCGTGGATCGCCAGCGACGGGTGGTAGATCATCACGGGCTTCGGCCGGGCCTTGCCGTTGATGGCCAGCAGCTCGCCCGACCTGATCGCCCAGGCGTCGAAGTGGGCGGGGGTCCAGAGCTGGAGCCGCACGGTAACCTCCGCGCCGTCGTTGCCCAGGTGGGAGAGGGTCGCGCCGTCGCTGCCCGCCGCGTTGCGCTGGTCGAGCCGGACGCTCTTCACGCCCTCGACCTGGGCCACGCCAGGCAGCGCCCGGCCGGCCACGACGAAGCGGTCCCAGATGGACGTGACGCCGTCCCCGAAGACCTCGCCGCCGGAGGTGTCCCAGAATCCGGGCATCAGGCCACCCCCGCCTCGAGCCCGAGCTGCTCGAAGGCGCTGCCGAGCGCCTGGACGACGGCCTCGCGCACCCGGCCCTCGAGGTCAGCGCCGGCGCCGTAGACGTTCACCACCACCGCGCCCTGCGCCAGAGAGAAGCCCCCGCCGGCGCCGCCGACCTTCGGCATCCGGACCATCGACTCGACCGACGAGCTCGCGCCGTCGGCCCCGCCGTCGACGCCCTGCACGAAGCCGGCGGCGACGTTGAGGCCGAGCCCCTCGAAGACCGTGGAGGGCGAGTGGATCCCGAGCAGGTTCTTGAAGGACTCGACCGCCTTGGTCCCGAGGTTGGCGATGGCCTCGAGCACCCACACGGCCCCGTTCTCGATGCCCCAGGCCAGCCCCTTCATCAGGTTGGCTCCGACCTCCTTCAGCCCGTCCCAGGCCGCCGACAACTTGGTGGTGACCCAGTCCCAGGCGTACCAGATGTCGAAGGCGATCCGGGCCATGCGGTCCCCAAGCGGCAGGAAGCCGTCTTCCCAGAACCACGCGACGACCGCGCCGAGGCCGGCGAAGATGTAGGAGAGCCCCTCGATGACGAGGATGACGCTCCCGATCGCCTTCTCCACCCGTGCCGCTCCCCCCGGCCCCGACAGCGGCTCGATGAAGAGCTTCGTCACCGTGTCGGACAGCTTGGTCAGCGACGCCGTGATCCGCTGCCCGCTGGCGCTCGCCGGGTCGAAGGTGTCGGCCAGGGACGAGAGCGCGCCCTTCATGCGGTCCATCCCGCCGCCGCCGACGCTCATGTAGAGCTCCTCCGGGCGCGACTTCAGCGTCGACCAGAGGCCGGAGAGCGACTGGCTCCGCTTGTTGAGGACGGTGCCGATGGTCCCGCCCTGCAGGCCGGCGATCGCCTCGACGATGGCGTTGATGCCGGTGCCGGAGTCGATGCGCCCGGCCTCCTGGAGCTGCATCACGCCGGCGGTGGTCGTCTTGAAGTGTTTCGCCAGCGACTCGTAGACCTTCTGCACCGGCAGGCCGGCCTCGCCGAGCTGCATCATCGTCTCGCCGGTGAGCTTCCCGACGGCGTTGAGCTTGGTCATCTGGAAGATGACCCGCTGTACGTACTCGTCGTCGCCCTTGAGCGCCCCGAAGTCGCCGGCGACCGTCATGAGCATCTCGGCCTCCTTCGGGTTGAAGCCGCCCACCAGGAGGTCCTTGGTCCAACCCATCACCTGGGTGGTGGTGAAGGGGGTCTTCGCCGCGAACTTCATGGCGTCGGCCAGCACGGCGTTGGCCTTCTCGCGCGACTGCAGGATGATCTCGAGGCCGAGGAGCGTGTCCTCCTTGAACGCCTGGGCCTTGACGGCCGCGCCGCCGAGCTCGACCAGCGGGGTGGCAACCATGCGGATGGTGTCGGCCCAGCCCTTGATCTTGAAGCCGGCCGACCCGATGTCCATGTCCTTGCCGAGCTGGCGCATCTTCGTGCCGAGACCGCTCAGGGCGTTCCCGGCAGACTTCGCCGGGCCGCTGATCTTGTCGGTCAGGTTGAAGATCCAGCTCAGCGACTTCGACACGCACTACCCCTTTCGGTCCACCAGGAAGGAGCGGATGAAGACCGCCAGCACCATCGCCCCCGCGTCCGCCTCGTCGCTGTCATCGCCCCGCAGCACCGCGCCGATGGCCCTGGCGCACGTCCAGGCGGCGTCGGGCCGCGTGGAGAGCGCGCGCTTGACCATCACAGCACTTTTTTTTCGACCTCCCCGTCCTTGGCGAGGTCGGCGACCTCGCTGCCGAACTGCTGGGCCAACGCCGGCTTCGAGTCGAGCATGGCGTTGACGGCGGCCGACTCCGGGTAGACGACGCAGTCGAGAAAGAGGCGCTCGACGGCGTCGACGCGACGCCGCTCGTCGACGATGGCGTCGCAGAACTTCCGCCAGACCTGGCGGTCGGGCTTGCGGACGATGACGGTGAAGTTGGGGCTGGAGAGCTGGTGCAGCTCGCCGTGCTTCGCCTTGAGCTCGTCGATGGTCTTCTGTTCGATGGGCACGGGGTCGGTGCCTTTCGGGTGGAGCGGGTGGGACTACAAGAGCATTTGGGTGAGGGCCTGGCGGCCGTCGCGCTCGATCCGCATGATGTCGAGGTCGAGCTTGACGGTGATGGCGTCGCTCCCCTCCTGGCGGTCCGATGAGACCTTCTTGATCTGGCAGCCGTAGAGCACGTCGACCTTGAGCGCCGAGATCATCGTGCTCTGGTAGGTGATGATGATCGGGAAGATCGCCTCGAGGTAGCCGACCATCGGTGGCAGGGCGGCCAGCAGGTCGCGCCACTCCTGCTCGTAGAGCTCGATGGAGCCCTCCGGCTTGTACTGGCCGCGGGTACGGCCGACGCGCTGGGCGCCGGTGCCGAAGACGTCGCCCGGCTCCTTGCCGTCGGCGTAGTTGATCGACTTCACGCCGCGGAAGGGGGTGACGCCGATGCGGACCTCCACGCAGGAGTAGTCCCAGCGGACGCCGTTGATGTCAGGGTAGAGCGCGGGCATCGTGTTCTCCGTTTAGGACTTGGCGATGAAGAAGCCGAGGTCCACGTTGATGTAGCTGGCGTAGCCGAGCGGGGTGACTCGCACGCTCACCGGGAGCGTCGAGGTGGCGACGATGCTGGTGGTCCGGTTGACGATGGCCACGACCGCGCTGGCGTCGCCCGGCTGGGTGAGCGCGGCCTGCAGCGCGGAGTCGAGGTTGCCCTCGATGCCCTGGGCCTCCCGCTCGCTGATGGTGCCGTCGGTCTTCAGCACCAGCGAGGCGTTGAGGTAGGAGAGCATCGTGTCGCGGGTCTGCGCCGAGGCGACGTCGATGACCCGGCCGTTCTGCCAGACCGAGTAGTCGGAGCCGCTCGGGGCCATGGTCCGGCCCTTCGTGATGTAGATGCCCTGGCGGCCGATGATGGTCCGCAGTGTGGTGAACCGGGAAGCGTCCAGGCCCGGGGTGGAGTTCTCGTCCCGCTGCTTCGCGAGGGCCACGCCGGCCGCGGTGGTCGCGGTCAGCGAGACGCCGGTCAGCGCGCCGCGAGCGGTGCGCCCGAGGTCCTCAGAGACGGGGATGAGACCGGCTCGAGCCGCCACCGGCCAGGCCGCGCTGCGGAGCTGCACCCGGCCGTTGAGCGGGCTGCTCACGTAGGCGAAGCCGACCGCGGCCAGGGTGCGGGTCGCACCGACGGCGGCGAAGGCCGTGGCGGTGTTGCCGTCGGTGTCCGTGGGGACCTCGACGATGCCGCGGGCGTAGCGGTACTGGGAGGCCGCCGAGGTGAGCAGCGAGTCGAGGGTGGTGGTCAGCGTGGCGGCCGCGCCGACCGTGGCGGCCGGCCCGACCACATGGACGAAGCCCCAGGTGCGGGGGTCGGCCAGCGCCGCGTTGAAGGCGTTGGTCAGGTCCGTGGTGGTGTAGCTGGCGGTGGCGACCGTGCAGGTCCAGGTCTCGGAGGCGACCAGGGTGCCCGAGAGGGTGAGCAGCACGCCGGTGTCCGGGATGACGTACTTCCCGGAGGCGACCGAGAGGATCTCGCCCGACCAGGTCACGCCGTTGTCGAGCGTGTACTTGAAGGTCCCGACGCCCAGGGCGCCGGCGGTGACCACCTGGACGATGAGCGAGTAGCCGTCGACCGGGCAGGAGCTCGAGAGGGTCACGCCGTTGATGCCCGTGCCGGCGAGGGTCACGGTCCCGTCGGTGGCGATGTCCCAGGTGTCGCCGGCGACGTAGGTGCCGACGCCGCAGGCGATGGTGACGAAGGACGCGCCCGGGAGCATGACGGTGGCGGCCGAGACGAAGGCGGCGCCGTAGGAGGCGCCACCGTCGGTCGAGAGTTGCAGCGTGGCCACGCCCAGCGTGCCGCCGACGGCGCACTTGACCTTGAGCGCCTGGAAGGGCTTGGCGGTGACGGTGAGCGCCGAGGCGCCGCCGCTGACGGTCTTGGTGACCGTGCCCGGCGTGCCGTAGGTGGAGGGGTTGACGGCGACGCCGTAGACCGGGCCGCCAGCGGCCTGCAGGACGAGGGCGATGGCCTCGGCGAGCGGTCCGCCCTTGCCGAAGACGCTCGACAGGGAGGTCGAGTCGCCGATGCTCTGGACGGTGTTGATGAGCCCCTTCGGCGACGGGCCGATCTTGAGCTGGGTCTTGGCGGTGGAGGGCGCCTGGATGCCGAGGGCGCCGTCGAGGATGGAGATCGAGACGTCTGGGAGCTGGGCCATGGGTCACCTACCCGAGGGTGATGGAGAGGACTTCGGCGACGGCAGCGGTCACGTCCGAGTCGGAGACCTCGGTGTCGTCCTGCCAGTGGCGGTGCTGCTTCAGGCCGGCGACCAGGTGCGCGGGCACCTTGAGGGCGGCGACGACCAGCTCGAGGCGCCGCTTGGCGGGCTCGGGTGGGGCGTCGACCACTTCGAACTTGGTGGACATGGGGCTCCTCAGTGCTGCAGCGAGATGTCCTGCGGAGAGCTGGTGGCGACGCCCGTAGTCGGCAGCGCCTCGGTGATGGGCAGGTCGAGCGTGAAGGTGAGCCGGTACGCCCGGCCCGCAGAGGTGAAGCCCACGTCGGCCCAGGCCCCGGAGACGATCCGCATGGAGCCGAGCGCCACCAGGTAGAGGGCGCCAACGAGCGCGTTCACCATCGACTCGACCTGGTCGTAGGCCGTGCCCCAGAGGAAGGCCTCGACCGTGGCGCGCCGGGTGAGCAGCACCCGTGGGTAGGCGGGCTGGCTCACCCTGGCGTTCCAGGCGGCGTCGAACTCGTCGGTCGGGCCGTAGGCCCAGACGACGCGCGGGGGCGCGTCCTCGCCGGCGACGAGTTCGCGCCCGGTCTTGAAGGTGGTGCCGGCCGGCATGAGCGGCGCCGCGGCGGCCTCGAGCTGGGTGAGGACGGTGGAGGTCGCCATCTACGCGCCCCCCATGGCCTGGCTCACGGCTGTCTCGGCGGCTCGCTCGATGGCCTTGCCCCAGAGCGGGCCGGGGGTGCCCTCGGGGATGTACTGGCGCTGCGGGATGGTGACCTTCTGCCGGTACATCATCGCGCCGCTGGTCCGCACCGGGCGCTTGAGCTTGCCGGTGCCCCGGAGCTTGCCGGTCCTGATGGAGCCAGCGCCGCGGAAGGCCAGTGCCTTGCCCTTGGCCCGGATGGTGGCGCCGTACTGATGCACCGGGGCGCCTGGGAAGGCCGTGGAGATGATGAAGCCGGTGGCGGTGACCTTGGGCGCCAGCGTGCTCCGCAGGTGCGCCCCGGTGTCGGCGAGGGGCTTGCCCTGGCGGAAGGCGAGCGGCTTCCAGGCCTTGCCGTAGGGGTCGTGGCCGCCCCGGAACTCGTCGTCGAGCACCTTGACCGAGGCCTCGGCGCAGGTGCGGATGACGCCCTCGCGCCCGGCCGGAGAGCCGAGGCGGGAGAGCTGCACCTGGAGCTGCTGGAGCTGGGCGAAGTCGCCCCGGACGCCGGACACCTCACCACCCCCGGGCGCGCGGGGCGCCTGGCACCACGACAGGGAGACCGTCCGAGGCGGAGCCGGAGAGCTGGGCCTGCAGCACGAACGGACCGCCCAGCACACCGCCGGGGCTCGAGTCGGTCAGCGCCGGCGTGATGGAGCCCTCGGCCACACCCTTCAGCCAGGCGATGGCGTCCTTGTAGCGGTCCCGGACGTTGGGGTCGGACCCCGTCTCTGGGTTGTAGCCGCGCACCGAGAGCAGCGAGTAGGCGGCGACCTTGCAGACGGCCTCCACCAGATCGATGCTCGGGATGGAGATCGGCAGCGTGAACTTGGCCCGCAGGTAGCCGTCGGCGAGCGTGGAGGCCGCGTCGAGCGCCCGCTGCTGCTCGACCGTGGAGACGCCGGAGAGCGCCGCGGACGGCACTCCCAGCGTCGTCAGGTCGGTCAGGGTGGCGTAGCTCGACACGGCATCCCTCGCCTACTTCTTGCCCTTGGCCTTCTCGGCCTCCGCAGCGGCGGCCTTCGCCTCCTCCAGCTTCGCCTCGGCCTCATCGACCATCGCGTAGAGCTGGTCGAGCGTCGGCGCAGCCGGAGGTGCCACCACGGCCAGGAAGCCCTTGGCCTCGTCGGCCAGGAGCTCGGCCCTCTCGGCGACCGAGACCTCGGTCTCGGTCTTGCCGGTCGGGTAGAACCTGCCGTGGCACCAGAAGCCAGCGTGCGGCGGGCGGGGCGGAACGACGACGATCACCTTCTGCTTGTCGGCCATGTGCTTCTCCTGGGGTCAGGGGAGAGAAGAGGTAGCCCGAGCGGCCGGAGGGGATGAACCGCCGCTCGGGCTGGGGACTACGCCACCTTGCACTTCGCGATCATGTAGTACGGCCCGTACCCGGCGTTGCCGCGGACGCGGACGCCCATGAGGAGCTGGTCGAGCTTGAAGACGTTCTCGTCGTCGGGCCGGTTGAGGTAGGTGAACTCCGGCGAGGTGCGCTCCTGGAAGATGAGCGGCTTGACCGAGCGCGAGCAGTCACCGAGGTACCAGCTCGTCGAGTCGAAGGCATCCAGGCGGGGCAGGACGACCACGTCGATCGTGCCCTTCAGCATGTTCTGCTGGACGACGCCGGCCGCGCCGGCACCGAAGACACCGACCGGGGCGATCAGCTCCTGGTTGGCGATCTGGAGGGCGGCCGTCTCGAGCGCGGCCGGGACGATGAGCGTCCACCGGGCGGGGTTGAGGTCGATGGGCACCCCGTCCTCGCGCTTCATCAGCCGCAGGCTGGTGCGGGTCTTGGAGACGTTGTCGTAGGTCAGCGGCCGCGCGGCGCCGCCGGTGAACAGGTTCGCCTGGGTCCCAGCCGAGGAGTCGTCCGGGTTGATCGGGTGCGAGGCCGAGAAGAAGGCCTGGCCGTCATGCGCCAGCGCGGTCTCGCCGCCGACCAGGGCGTCGACGACCATGCGGTCGGGCCACTTCGCGGCGGCCTCGGCGAGCGCCGGGACCACCTGGGCCTCGTAGACGCCGAGCTGGTCGTCCTCGATCTTGGTCCGGGGGATGCCGACCGTGTCCTCCCAGGTCTGGTTGGCGATGCGCTGCAGGTTGGCCGAGAGGTTGTTGATGCGCCGCTCACCGACCCACTGGCGCAGCTCGGGGATCGCCTTCAGCCAGGCGTGGCGCTCCTCCTCGGTGGAGCTGGTGAGCTTGGAGGCGATGTCCTGCCACCGCGGCTTGACCCCGCCAAAGGCGGACTGGAAGATCGTGTCGAACTTGAGGAAGGCGGCATCGAGAGTTGCGGGGGTGATGATGATGGCCATGTCGTGTCTCCGTTTGGCGCCGAGGCGCTAGTAGATCTCCACCCAGACGCCGGCAGTCTCGACGGCGACGACGCGGCCGGCGACGATGGAGGCCGCCGCCGTCTTGCGGACGGTGTTGTCGTCCTCGATGTAGCAGGGGGCGCCCTTCGGGGTGGCGGCCGCCGGAGCGACGCCGATGTCGGCCTGGACCACCAGGTCGCCGCCCTTGTTGTTGAAGAGGAAGGTCCCGCGGCGGACGGTCACGCTGATGTCGCCGTTGGCGCCGGAGGTGTTGTCGGCCAGAGCCTGGGCCACGCCGACGACGCGGATGGAAGCGGTGGTGGCCGGGATGGCGAAGCCTCCGGCGTTCACGCCGACGAGCGCGCCAGGGTAGATCTTGGTGGCAGCAGCGACCTTGTACGGCTCGATGCTGGTGAGCGCGTCGGGGCTGGACTGGATGGTGCTGCGGGGTGCGGTGAGGGCGGCCATGTGGTGTTCTCCTTGGGTTTGGAGCTAGGCCGCGGACTTCGCCGCGCGCTCCTGCTTGCGCTTCAGCATCGCCGCCTCGAGGGCCTTGTCGCCCTTGGCGGCCGCCTTCTCGGCGGTGGACAGGGTCACGGTGCTCTGGCCGCCCGACGGGTCGGCGCTCGGGTCCGGCTGGGCGCGCTCGCCGCCGTGCTTCGGCAGCACCTCGAGGAAGGCCTTGAGCGCGACGACGCCCGAGGAGAGCCCGATCTGCCGGGCGGTGGCCTCCGCCGCGGGCGGAAGCTGCCCGCCGGTCTTGGCCGCGGTGATGACCTCGTCGAGCTCCTTGGCCGCGGCGGTCTTCTTCAACTCGCCGAGCTCGGCCGAGAGCGTGACGGCCTGCTCGGCGCCGGCCTTCCAGCCGGCCAGCACGCCCAGCGCCTCGGCGTGGTTGGTCTTGCCGGTGGCGGAGAGCAGCGCGGCGTGGCCGTCGACGAGCCGGGTGATGGCCGCCTGCAACTCGGCCTCGGAGGCGGTCTCGGACAGCTTGAGCAGCGAGAGGAGGATCTTGTTCATGCGGTGCTCCTTGGGGTTGATCTCTGCGGTGGCCATCAGCGGCGGGATCCCGGCGAGGGCCGGGTTGTTGGTGAGCGCGCAGTTGATGAGCTTGGTGATTCGCTTGCCGCCGTCCGGCGTCGCCTCGAAATCAGCGGCCGGGCTGAAGTAGCGGAACTCCCGCGCCTTCAGCTTCTCGGTCGCCTTCGGCGTCCACTTGACGTTGGTCGCGAAGAGCGCGCCGTCGCGGATCTCCGGCGTGAACCAGCCGGCGGCCTTGCCGGACTCGGCCGGGTCCAGGCTGAAGGACGAAAGGGAGGCGTGCTCGTAGTCGATGACGTAGTCGAGGCCGCGCTCTGCCGAGTGCGTCATGCAGGCCTGGGCGGAGAGGTCGTCGAAGACGAAGGTGCCGCGGCCATCGTGCGCCTTGTTCGGCCCGGCCCCGAACAGGCGGAACTCCGTCGGCGGTTCGGCGCCGGCCTGCAGCTCGATGGCGAAGGTGACCCGCTCCGCGCTGGGCTGGAGCTGGGAGAGCAGGACGGAACCGCCCTGCTCTCCCGGGTGGAGGGTCACATGGCTGGCCTCGAGCGAGTGGCGCTGCTTCACCACCCCCGGTGGCCCGGAAGGGCCGGGGCCGTCAAGTGGGCGGCGCTACAGCGGCGTGAAGCGCACGCCGTGGTCGCCGGCGTAGGCCTCGCGGTGATCGTGTCGGCCCTCGGCGATGGCCTTCGGGATGCCCTTCGGGAAGGCCTTGCAAACGTAGGAGACCGTCGGCTCGGCGCCGGGCTGCTTCGGCTGGGCGACGACGCGGGTGCGCTCCATGTTGAGATGACGGCAGTCCAGGCACTGGCTCGGCGGCGGCGGGCAGCTCACGCGGTCGGCGTGTGGTAGACGTGCGCCAGCACCGACGGGTACTGGCTCAGGTCCGGCTGCCAGGCGGCTCGCGGCACGGGCGAGGGCGCCTCGCCGAAGCCCACGTCGGCGTCCACGTTCGGCGTATCCTTCGAGACCCCCTCCGCCTTTGCCTCCTCGTCCGAGAGCGTGACCAGGTGCGAGCGGCAGTTGTGGTGCAGCGGCGGGACGTGCTGCTGCCACCACGGGTCGTCGGCCGCTCGCACGACGCCGTCGCAGGGGCCGCAGATCGGCGAGGTGCGCGAGTCCATGATGGCGGAGAACTTCCGCCACGGGCGCGCCCGCAGCACGGCCGGGTGGTTCATCTGCAGCCAGCGGCCGCGCGAGTAGGCGCTCTGCACGTTGGTCCGGTAGATGGTCTCCACGCGCCACGGCATGTCCTTGCCCCAGGCCGCGGCGAGCTTCGCCCCCATCGACTTCTGGAAGCTCTCCAGCGTCTCGCCCTGGGCGACGGCGCGGTCCGCCGCCTCCCAGACCTGGGTGACCAGGTCGAGCTGCGCGACGCCGGCGACGGTGAAGGCGGTGGCGTGGCTGGCCGTCTCGATGCTCTGGAACTCGTCGTCGGTCATGACCAGGCGGTCGCGGAACCAGGTCACAGCCTCGTCGAAGCTGTTGGGGTTGGCGGGTGGCCGAGCTGGGGGACGAGATGGCACGGGCTACGGCTCCCCCTGGATCTTCTTGGCCCACGCTTCGGCCTCTACGTCGTCGCAGTCGGTGGCGTAGTGGGCCAGCTCATGCCCGAGGGCGCTCGTTGCCATGCTCTGTCCCGGGGCGGCGCGGACGGTCACGCCGTTGACCCAAGTGCAGCCCGCGACGGTCAAGCCCGGAGCGCCACACCACCCGTCCATCGAGTAGTCAACGATCTCGATGAAGCCCTCACCGGGGACGGGGAGTAGGGCGCGGGCGCGGTCGAGGATGGCCTGCGCCTCGATGCGCTGCTCTGGCGTGCCGCCGCTCACCGGCCAGACCGGGGCGGTCACGCAGGCGCAGAGCGCGAGTAGGAGCGCGGGCTTCATCGGCACGCCTGCGGGAAGGAGTTGGTATCCCCCCAAGCCACGCACGCCTTCGGCACGCAGCCCGCACCGCTGAACCGCCCCGGTTGCAGGGTCAAGTCCTTGGGCGCGGGGACGCTGGCACCGAAGCCGCCACCGGCAAGCGCCGGGGTGTAGTTGCAGGCGGTCCCGGTGCTGCACGCGCAGCGGTAGGGCATCGGGCTGAACCCCTCGCGGACGATGGCGATCTGGCACCCGCTCCAGACAGGTGCCGCCCTCACTTCAACTTCCGTATCGGGCAAGAGCCTCATCCACGGGGGGATGACGGGGGTGGGCGTGGTGGAGGCGTCTGGGAAGAACTGGATCTCCATCGCGGCGTAGACCCACGGCGTCACGCTCACGTCGGTGCGCACCAAGACGTTCCCCTCGTAGACCGGGGTCGAGGTGGTGAGCGGAGTGGCCCCAAGCGCGACCTGTGCCGAATCGCTGATCAGGAGCACGCCCACGCGGAGGGTCTGAGCCCCGACCGTGGACTGACCCGCAGCGGGAGGGACGCAGGCCATGTGGACGCCCGAGGGGTAGGTGATGGTCCGCGAGGAGAGGTTGGCCTGTGCGTCGTACAGCGAGTTGAGCGCCCCCTTGATCTGAGCGGGGGTCTGCGAGAGCAACAGGGCGAGGAGAGCGGAGGTCATGGTGGGCTCCCTAGTTGCAATCGCGCCAACTGGAGGGGTTGACGCGGATCTTGAGGTCGCGGAGAGCGCCGTTGAACTGGCGGCCTCCGTTCATGGCGCCGCCGATGGCGGTAGATGCCGGTGTCGCCCCGAGCAGACCCGTCCCCGCACCGGTCACCACGCCGGCCGAAACACCGTCCACGTAGAGCGTGGGGGTTCCCGAGTCGTTGTGGGTAACGATCCTGTGCGTTGATCCGTCTGCGAACCCGGTCGGAGCCAGCCGGACGGTCTTGTTCCCGCTCGCCGCATCGTAAATGTCGATACCGAGGGTGTTAGTGGTCAGCAGACCCAACAGGAACACGTTGGTGACGGTGCCACTGAATGACGACACCATGTCCCCGGCAGACGAGGCCGCAGTCCAGTTCGCTTTGGTCCCCGTTACGCCAATGCACCACCGTTGACTCGCACCTGCGGTGTGCAGACTTGGAAGAGGGACGGAACTGACCGTCGCCGGGACCGCGACCGCTGTGCCGAGGGTCGGGGTGTAGGGCATGGGGTAGAGACCGGGGTGGACGGAGGCGAGGCCGAAGTTGGCGGTGCCGGTGGAGACGCCGTAGTCGCCGGGGATCAGGAACAAGGCTTGGAGGGTGAACGCCACCCCCCATGTGCCCGTCACCCACCCGCGCGCCGGAGTAGTCCCGATGGCCGTGAACTTGGCGCCGCAGTAGTTGGTAGCCGTAACCGCTGCCGTGCAGGCTGACCCGTCAGAGGTTCCACAGCCGCACAGGGATGGCACGCCAGAGCCGCCAGCGATGACGGTCGCCGTTCCCGTTCCTGAGACCTTGCTCATCCACGCCGAGGCCGTGAGCGTGGTGGTAGACGCGACGGCGGTACTTTGTGTGACCCCGCCTGTGCTCGCCGTATTCGTGATCGTGGTCAGCGACATGGTGCCGTTAGGACCGAGAGCGGCAGCCCCCACCAAGTCAGCGACCCCGCTCCTCGTCCACGGCGCTACGATGGTGTTCGTCCCTGCCGTGGCGATCTCCTGCGAACGGAGCGCCGACTGTGTATACGGCCCAAAGACCTGAGCCCCCACGCTCCCGTCCGCGTTGTAGCCCACAGGCAGAGTCGCGGCGGGGCAGGTTGCCAGGATCGGCTGGTTGATCTTCGCCATCACGCTGGCTTGCAGCGCGGCGACGGTGGTCTCGTTGAAGGGCGTGATGGTGGCGTAGACTTCGTGGATCTGCGAGTAGCCACCAAATAGGCTCTGCGTGATACCGATCCGCATGGCGTTGGAAGACGGCACCCAGCCGACCGGAACCGTGCCAGATAGCGTGGCACGACCATTGGTCTTGGCGTACCCCGTAGCACCGGAGCGACCGAAACAAACCACGTATGGTGTACCCACAACGATCGCACCAGCATCTTGAAGATTCGTGTTCACAGCAGCGTCCCACACGATCAGCGGGATCGTCCCGTTCTGGATCTGGAGCCTCCACCCCGACGCAGCATCAGCGTTCTTGCCCAAGACGCCGTGAGTAACACCTGTGGTAGTGGTACCAACAACGCACACCGTCCCGTCCCCAGCGAGCGGATCAACAGACGCGTGTGAATAATGGTTTTCGATAGCGAACCCCCCAGCACCGGGCGGCCCCCACCACTGCGCTGCCACCTGCGGCACCGTCCCCACCATGCTCCAAGCGGGTCCGATGCGGTTCACCAGCCCCGTGCCGTCCCACACCAGATGGACGACAGCGT